AGCGCCCTCTCATCAATCCCGGTATGTTTAAAACCAGTATGTCTGCAATGAGAACATTGGAGGCAGAGGTTCTTATTCTTGAATCTCTTAAAATCCCTTATATGTATTGTGATTCAAAAGAGTGGCAGAGAGAATTATTGCCGCATGGGACAAAAGGTAGCCCTGAATTGAAGAAGGCTTCAATGGATATTGGATGCAGATTATTTCCAGAGCATGAAGTGTTAATAAAAAAGCATAAGGATGCCGATGGAATACTAATAGCTGAATGGGCAAGGAGGAAAAATTTCTGATGGAAAAAAAAGAAATAATAGAAAAAGAAATGGTGAACAAAGTGGATCACTATGGTGGGACTATGGTTATGGATTTCATAAAAGCATGGGAGGCTTTGCCAAATTCAAAAGCCAATTTTGCCAGAACCACTGCTTTTAAATATCTATTCAGGGCTGGTATGAAATACACCGATAAGGAAATACAGGATCTTGAAAAGTTATTATGGTATATTAAAGATGATATAGAGAGGTTGAAAAATGAGAATAGTCAAACAGAGTCATGAGATTTTAACAGATAGAACACATCTGATTAAAATACCCAAAATGATTGAAATTGCTGGACGGACTTGCTACAAATCAGAAGACCGAATTACCAATGAATCATGTGAGAAGTTTTGCCGAATGCTGATAAAAAGAAAACATGAGGCAATGATTGAACATGGAGCCATTTCCGTAAAGTTTATTACCGATCGTGGTGTTACTCATGAATTGGTGAGGCATAGAATTGCTTCATTCGGTCAGGAATCTACCCGGTATGTGAATTACGAAAACGCCGATATGGAATTTGTCAAACCTGTTTTTGATTGGGCAAATGAATTTCCTGAACATAATGGAAAAATGATACTGTGGGAAGAGGCAATGCAGTATGCGGAAGAGAGATACAAGGATATGATGATTCTTGGATGTATCCCACAGGAAGCCAGATCAGTACTCCCGAATTCCCTTAAAACTGAAATTGTGGTAACTGCTAATGTGCGAGAATGGAGGCACATCTTCAAACTGAGAACAGCAAAAGCAGCACATCCACAAATCAGGCAATTGATGATTCCTCTATTGGATGAATTGAGGAGATTGGTACCCTGCCTCTTCGAAGATATAGAGGTGGAGTGATGAATTGGTATAGAGTATTCTTTAAAAAATATGAAATCCCAGTTTCAGGGAAATCTAGTGCCAGTATCGAGATCAGGGAAAAGAGTTTTGATACTGCATGTGTAAAAGCAAAGAAGATGGGAAAAAAGAAGCATATGAGAGTGGTGATGGTTGCAGAAGTGACAAAGCCATCCGGTATGTCTGATCATCTATAGCCAAAACAAAGCCCTGTATATTTCAACAGGGCTATTTTTATGGATTACTTTTTAAGTTCTGTCAATCGATCTGTCAGCAGCTTAATCCGTTCTGGAGTTTCATTCCATTTACCTGCTTTGATTTCTGCAAGCTTTCTTTCCAGTTTCTCAATCTCTGATTTTCCGTTTTTCTTTGCCATTTAGTTCTCCTATAAATTTATTATTTTGTCCTGTATTTGATTTAGTTTAATAAGTGCGGTAAATAAGGTTTTTGATTTAGCCCTAAGTAACATTCTTTTTGGGAAAGTTTCTTCATTATCTATTTCCGTCTGGATATCATCAATTGCCTGGGCTATAATATTTCTAATATCAACCATCATTTCCTTCCTTCAAATAGTTTATCCAACTGTGATTCTGTTGGTGGAATACTTACTTTGAATCTTTTCGGATATATGACTTTTGTTCCGTGTGCTGCTGCGTACATCCTAGCCTCTTTCTTGTCTGTAAACGATTCGGTAAAATCGCCTGTTATTACATGGTATTTCATTTCCATACCCCCAAAGTCTTTTCATAAATTATAGGCGCGTCTATAATAGCCATTGCTACTCTTTGAGCTTCACGCCGTAATACACTATTTTTACATTTGGTACTTTTTCTTTTCTTGTATTTCTTCATTTCAACTCCTCGAATAATGGAGCGGCATGTCCATCTATTTTCCCATGTTCGTATGCATGTCCATTCACAAATGACTGCTTGCTGCCTGCTTCTTTAAGGTTCATATTATTAATATATTCAGAAGCCTTATCCTGAATTACCACCAATGCCGTTTCGTCGGAACTTTCACTTCTGTTCCTATCCTTAATAAGTGCATATAGCTTGGATCTGACAGATACAGCAACACCCAGCAAATAACTATTTCTATCGGCAGATATGGAGTACAGGATACGAGCTTTATGGTTAAAATGCTTTCGAAGTTTCTTAAACATAATTGTGGTTGCTTCAACATTTTCAACAGTTCCGACAAATACGATTCCACGACCAGTATGTTTTCTAGTTATGAAGAATGAATCACAAGATTGTATTTTGCCAATGATTTACAAAGCATAGTTTCCCACTTCCAGGCACATTTAATAACCTCTTTCTCTATGATGTTGGAAGCTTCTTCTGGATTGATTTCGGACATTGAAAGGTTGTACTTTTTCAACAGGTTATTTGCCATTTCAATTGCCAGTGCTGCTTCATGCTCATTTGAGCTTTCTGAAAGATCCAACAAATTGCTAATCTTATTTTTAATTTTATCAAAGTCACTCATATTTATTCCTTTGCCCTCATCACAGAGAGCTATTTGGTTTTATTTAAATGATACTCTTGAAGTATTCAATACGACTTTTCGACAGGTCCCTTCATGTCTCTGGGCTGTTTTTAATTTTCCTTTAAGACTTCTTATTGTTGCAGAAAAAAGTTTTTTATCTCTCCGGTAATAGTCAAGATCGTTAATAAGACTATTGTAATAACTATCAAAACTGATTTCAAATTCCATTTAATACCTTCCTTTTCCTAACTCTTAATTCATCTTAAGGCCTATATATAATCTTGTCTAGTATTATTTTTATTATTTTGCACTTATTTTTTATTCATGACTAAATACCTAATACTTTCCTCTATAATAAATTGAATAGAATTAAGGAGAAATAAATGATAGATTGGATAAATCTTACCAATTTTCAATCCCATAAAGATTCACTATTAGAATTCCATCCTGGAGTCAATGCAATTGTAGGTCCTTCTGACAATGGAAAGTCCGCAATTCTCAGAGGGTTATATTTAACCAGATATAATCAGCCTTCTGGCGATGCATTTGTTTCCAAATGGGCGCGTGATGAAAAAGGGAAACAGAAAAAACAAATGAATGTCACTGTTGGAAAAGGCACATCGACATTGACAAGAGGAAAAGGGCCAGATTTAAACGGATATCAATTTGATGAAGATGATCCGCTTGAAGCTCTTGGAAAAGGCGGATTGCCACTACAGGTTGTCGATTGGTTCAATACCACAGAAGTCAATATCCAGGAACAGATGGACCGTCCATTTCTCATTGCATCGACACCTCCAGAAATTGCCAAGTTTTTAAATGGTATTGTTGACATGTCGGAAATCGATTTATATCTTTCCGCTGCCGAATCTAAAAAGCGAGCTAATACCAAAGATGTGAAAAGAGTCGGGCAGGAAATCAAGGATTTGGAAAAGGATATTTTTAAGTTTCTTCACCTGCCTGCAATCGAGAAACTATCTACTGTCTTAAATAAGGTAGAATCTAGGCGAGAAGCCAAACAGAGCATCATACAGACACTTTCTGAAGATATTGATACAAAGCAACAACTGGTGGCAAAGTTGTCTGTATGGTCTGCTATTGATGACCTTGATGGATTCTTGAAAAAGATTGTAAAGGTAAAAGATAGGATAAGTGAGAAGGAATCGGATCTGGATAAATTGGATTCCTCTATTTCCGACTATACGAAATTCTCCAATATCGTTTCTAATACCAAAAATATACTGGAGATTTCTAAACTGCTGAAACAGATCGAAAAGCTCCATGAGGAAATTGATGATTACACTGGACGTGCCTTTGTTCTCAATACATCGATTGCCAACTATAAAAAAGGACAGGATATTCTATCTAAATCAATTGATACCAAAAAGCTTTCTGCATTGTTGAAGCAGATTAAAAAGGTGAAGACTGAAAAAACAGAAAAGAATAATATTGTCAAAGCATTAAAAGTGGACAATCTGAATTATGTACAATCCAGGACATTTATTGAATCTTCTGAAACAATGATACAAAATCTTGAAAAGCAATTGCCGAAAACATGCCCAACCTGCAAACAGGCATGGCATAAAGGAGGTCATTCATGACAGACTTTACTGGTATAATTACGAGTGACTGGCACTTGAGAAAAGATGTTCCGGTATCCCGTCCAGAGACAGAAGAGGAATGGGCGGATTTTCAATTCCATAAAATAGGCGATATGCAGAACTATGCAGAAGATTCGGATCTTGACATTTATCTAATCGGGGACATCTATGAAAGATCCCAACCCTATATGGGTGTGATTGGTAGATTGAAACAACAGTTTGAAAACTTTCCATTAAGCCTAATTAAACTCGCTGGCAATCATGACCTACCATATCACTCCTGGGATAACATGATAAACTCTGGTTGGTTTCTCTCTCCAGGAAAAGACCTTGCAAAAACAGACAGAGGCGCTTTTCATTTTGGAACTGATCTGAAACGGAAGAAAGCTCGGATAGTTTTCACTCATCAATTAGTATTTCCAGATGAGAAAAGCAGACCTTATATGGCAGGTGGCAAAACTGCACAGGAATTATTGGATGAATTTCCGAATGCCGTATGGATCTTTACAGGAGATTATCATAAAGCCTTTCATTATGAGAATAATGGCAGACATGTAGTAAATCCTGGTTGTTTAACTCGCCAGAAAGCATCGGAAGAAGATTACGATACTGGTTTTTATGTTGTCGATACCTTCAAAAACCACGTGGAATTCGTTTCAGTCGGTGATAATGTGCAAATGAATACCCAACATCTTCAGAAGTCGAAAGAAAGGGAGTCCAGAATAGAGGCTTTCATGGAAATAGTGGAGTCTAAAGGCAAAGTTTCACTATCATACAAGGATAATCTTGATAAAAAGTTACTGAATAAGAAAATTAACACCGGAATCAGGACTATAATAACAGAGATAAGAACCGAATTAGGAGTAAAATCATGACCACCGAAAGAATAGAAGAAATTCAGGAAGAAATTGAAGAGATAAAAGAGAACAGAGCCAAAGCAGTTGGTAAAAATGAGGAAATCGAAAAGCGATGGAAGAAGGATTACCAGGTTGACTCTCTTGAAGCTGCTGAAACATTGTCCTATAAAACAGAAAAAGAGGTCAAGGCTCTGAAAGAAAAAGAGGATGAGATCGAAACAGAAATTGAGGAACTTCTCGACGAAATGGAGGAATAGATGGAGATAATAAAAACGATTATCTATAACAAAAGATTTTCATCAGATACTATGGGTTGTCATGGTGTTATTTCCATTGAATACGATGAATTAGAACATCCTGGTGCAAAAGAATCTATTCTCATAAAGAGAAAAGGTGGTAAAATGAATCGTATTTATGATATGGATGAGGTAATTCTATATGAATCAGATACTCAATGATCGAATAACAAAGCAGCAGGGTAGATTGGAACAGGTTGAAAAGGATCTATCAAGAAAAAAGGTAGAATTAACAGTCCTCGAACAGAGACAAATTGACATTGAAGCTGCACAGGTTCTCCTACAAGTTACTGCACAGGAAACACAGGATGGATTAAGAGTACATTTGGAGGATATTGTTCAGGTTGCACTTGATACCTGCTTTCCTGGTGAATATACTTTTAAGATTCTGTTTGAACTGAAACGAGGTTCCACAGTCTGTGAAATGTATCTGGAAGATGAGTCGGGATTTAAACTCAATCCAATGACTGCCTCTGGTGGAGGTCTCGTGGATGTCATTTCTCTTGCTCTGAGGCTTGCTGTATGGACACTTTCTAAGCCAGATAATGTGATTGTGTTGGATGAGCCATTCAAGTTCCTATCCGCAAACCTCAGACCCCTTGCCGGTGAGATATTGCAGAACATGAGCGAGAAATTGGGACTCCAGATTATTATGGTGACCCATGATCCAATATTGATAGAAATTGCTGATAGGACTTTCAGTGTTAAAAAGAATCGGAAAGGTATTTCGAAAGTAAAAGTGGAGGGATAGATGAAAATAGATGATACATTTTCCATTACAGTACATGGAAGCAGCTTTACCTTGATTGAAGAAGTTGATGGATTCAAACTGAGTAAGGACAGAAAGGAAAGAATCCCGTCAAAAACAACCAACGAATCATTCTATGGTTCTTTATATCAGGCATTACAAGGCTATATGAAAAAGTCTATTGGTAAGGCTGATAGTGTAAAGGATGTCAGGAAGATTGCTGCAAGAGTAATGAAGACACTGGACGAATTGGAAGCAGAGATAAAAGAGAAATTCTGCATTTATGTGAAGGAAAAATAGGATGAAAAGAATATTGATTATCATACTATTTCTATTATCTGTTTCTGCCTTTGCTGAATCAGATTTTAGATTCTATTCATTTGGTGAGTTTTCCTACTATCCGATGCTGACCGACTCTGTATCGATGCCCTACGGGATTTATTTTGGCACAAATATCGGTATTGGGATAGAATGGAAATCGCTGTATGTAGAAGTGAATCAAAATGTATTTATGACAAAAGGTGCATCCTTCACTTTTGCACCTTTTAAAGAAGAGTATTTTGTCAGGGCTGGGTTTTCGTTTTGGGCAATTGGTATTTCTTATGAGCATTTATGCACCCATGGTGTTGACAATCTACGAAATTATGGAGGGTATGATAAGATATCTATCAATTTCGATACCAGGCGACTGAAGAAATAAAATAGGGAGGGTACATGAATCACGCCCATTGTACACCTCCCCCTTTGCTTCAATCTTCTTTCATACTTTCAATATATTCATCTAATTTATTATTATATTTTTCAATCTTCAGATAATATGGCTTCACTTTTTCATTGAAAGCTTCCGGAGTTATATTTCCATTTATCAATTCAATTGTACAATACAGGATTCTCCACCTCATATCATCTATCAAATAATTGAATTCATTGATAAAGCTATCAGGATCTGGAGTGATGTTTTCAAGCATCTGTGGGAGCTTTTCTGGCTCTGCATCTGCCACCACGATTCGTGTTGTAATACAACTAGTCAGAAACGCAAATATCAAAAAGATCAGCACGCAATTTAGCCACCTCTTTTTTAGCATCTGTTTTACTCCTTGTATCTCGGAATCGGACTATTCTATTTTCTACATCCTGTTTGATAACAGCATCCTTAGAATTGTAGTCCAACAACCTATCGATATTTTCACCAATATCATGTACTCTTTTTTCAGCTTTCGCCTTATCTATTTCAGCAGATTCTTTTTCTCTGATTGCCTTCTTCTTTCCAGCCCTTTCAATTTTAGCCCATGCAATAAGTCCAGCAATTACAGCGAGAATTCCACCACCAATTCCTAAATAACCTAAAAGTCCCATAGAACCCTCCTACATTGCTGCGAGCTTATTACCTTTTAGACCACCTAATATAAGGCCTATGACAGTAAATGTGCCCAGCGAGAAAGACGAAATAGCCACAAATGAATGTATGTCATATACTTTTTCCATATAAATAGTAAGTACGCTCAGAGCCATCATACAGAGCAATGCGGTTATATATCTGTACATATGCATATCCTTGTATGCAGCTGGTGGCAATTTCTTTGTTTCTTTGATCATAATTACAAGATCCAAGCCAAGAAAAGCATTGACTACAATAAAGTAGCCTGGTGCAACTAAATCGATAATGGAAGATTCTCTCATTATCAGAACCAAAGCACCCATGAGTATTGTGGCTATTACCATCAATACAGTCTGTAAAATCTTAATCATAATTTACTCCTTCATGATCCAGGTTTTCTAAATAAATTAGTTATTGCAATCCCAAGAATGGGGCACAATGCTATAATAACTGCCTTTATGGTGTTCCGGGTAGGCTCATCAATAGTGGCATATATAAGACCATATCCAAGATATGCTATAAGAGCAATTAAGGACATAATCACTGTGAATTTGATGGTGTTAATTCTCATATATCCTCGATCTGCATATGGCAAGGATCCCATGAATCGTCCAATAAAACACCATCACCATTCCAATCAGCACCACAAGTAACAGGGATCCTTCTTTGTTTACAATATGCTAAAAAGGCTCCAGCAAGATAAAAAGCAGATTTTTTATCCCATGATGCTTTGCCATTCACCCAAGGAACTAAATCAACAGCCAAGCCACTTTGATGCTTTGACTTATTCACGTACCCATCACATTTTGAATTACCAAGTTTATATAATTGATTCTGAAGTGCCGCGGATCTATACCCACCATTTTCAATTATACAAAAATCGATTGGGGTATACTGTATAAAATCTTTAACGGCATCGACTAACCGACAGGAAGCTGCTTTATCTGCAATTAAAATAGATTCCAAATTATCAGTAGTATTTTTCCCTAAAGTGTATTTCATCTTTCACCCCTTTTTTTATTTTGCATTCTGCAATTGAATTATCATCATTTGATCAATCTTTTTATCGACCTTATCAATGGATGTATGTATCAATTCAACAGTGGTATCTAAACTCTTCAAATGTTCATTTATTTCTTTTACGTCCCCATCTAATTCGGTGTCTTTTATTTCCAACTTTCCCACCTTATCTTCAAGAGCTTTTACAGCGCCAACAGGAACATGGCAATCCAGGTGAAATGTATCTACCCTTTCCTTAAGCGTATCTAATTTATTTATGTTCCCAGCCACAAGTTTATTTATTGAAATAATCCATTTTAATAAAGGGACCGCCACAATAATCAGAAGTAATAATATTCCTGCACTTAACCCATATTCCTCTATAAATTGTACTATTTCTATTGGCATTGCTTCACTCCTATGTAAAATATATTTAATATCAATCAGTTACCACGAAATACTATACCCTGTAGTACCACCACCACCTGATGTTATATTACCTGTAGCAGGGGTGGTTCCATTTAATCCATAAAATGTTATGGTATTTGCATCCAACCTATATGCTCTTGAAACCTTTGTCGGACCAGTCCCATACGCACCAAACACCAAAATAGTTTGTCCGATTTCTATATAAGGCTCAATTATTGCAAAGGCGGCAGCGGAGGTCATAGTTCCATGAATTCCAGCAGTATAATGCCTAGCCTGTGCTGTTATTTTATTAGTAAAAGTTATACCATCATCCTCAACCACCTCCTCGATAACAGCAACCTTTAAAACATTACCTATAGTAACACCAACCCCCACTGTTTTTTCTTCTATTAAATCGGTGATTATTGCGTCGGTAGCAATACTATCAGAGGTTATGCTTTGCAAAAACTGTGCCTTTGTTTGATACCTATCCCTGCCTGGGCCAGTCCCCCTTACAAAATATATTACATCTGTATCCTCTGTATCTGTTGTTAATGTAGAATCTAATATCGTTTTATCTGCCATAATTTACTCCTTTATGTTCTCCATCTTCCAATTGCTTTTAATCCAGTAACAAGTCCTGTTGAGGGGTTCCCTGCCGAATTAAGCACAACAAAATCAACATCATTTACAGTTCTTCCAGAAAATTGTGTCGATCGGACTGCTCCAGTATCGTTCTGAGCATCTCCCCTATGATTAGCTAACGAGAGGAATGGAAGTAGATATGTCCATGTAACTGCTGAGGCTCCTGACGTTAAAATAACCCATTGCTCCAGAACCCCGGACTTGTCTTTTCTCCAACCCTCATCTGTATCTTTTCCAGAATCTTCATAATGTTTAACCTGCCAATTCGTACCATCTGAAACAAGAGAAATACTCCCTTCACCTTCACCTTCCCAAATAGCAGCAGCCAATCCACCTATTGTGGCACCATCAGTGACAGCAAGGGTCAATTTATATGTACCAGCACCACCTGTCCAAAAATAAGATATTTCTTGTGGCAATCCTGAAATCTCAGGTAAGGTTTTGATAACATTTGCCGAGGCAATGCTATCTATTGAGACAACGGGTTTAATAAAATTTAAGAAATCTGAAATAATTATATTTTTATCAGGATCGACACCGGGCCTAACTAAATATAAAACATCAGTGCTTTGTAAATCCGTTTCATTTGTAAAATCTAAAATATTCGCCATATCTATTTCTCCTTAATAAAATCCAACTGTTTCAATTGATGCACCACCCACACCTTCAAGGTCAACACCTGAAGCAGCGGTTATATTAACTCTTGCTGTTGAACTTACATGAATAATATTATTACCCTGTTCATCAACAATAAAATTACCAGCCTGGTCAATAATATTTCCTGCCAAAAATCCCTGCACACCCGCCATAGATATTTCTTGTAGTGAATTGAACGGGATTGTGGCGTCAGTTTTTACTCTATATTTACCAGGATATTCTGGACTATAATTGACAAACGTTCCAGCATATGTACCTTTTAATATTGAGATAATAACCTCTGGCTCTCCTGAAAAGGAAAGTAATTTCTTTTCTTGAATAGCAATTCTATAATCCGCATCACTTTTACTTTCACGTAATTCATTCCAAGGCTTGCCTAATACATCGAGATTTATACCAGTTGCAACATCAAGATTGGTTAAATCCCTAACCTCGAATATGGCATCCTCCATCTTGTTCGCCTGCACCATAGACCCTTCTATAATGCCTACAAGATTGGGAGAATTTTTCCATTGCTCCATCAGCTTTTCAACCAATACGGAATAATCAGGTATCTGTTCTATCATGGCGTTAAGTCCTCAACTGTGATTCGTGATACATCAAAATCAGCCACCTCTCTTGCTGCAATTACAATATTTTGCTCTGCATATGTAGGAGTCCCACCTGGAGTTGCTGTACCATCTATGGTTATTTCTATATCATCTATACCCGGGACAGAATAAACTGGAGTATTTAGTCTTTGTCGAATTACATCTTTTCCAATAGGTTGATTTAAAACCGCCCAATCCACGATTGCCTGTTTAATCTGGTCATCACCATCAATCGGATAATCTTCTTCATCGTATAGATCCCGCTTTACTTTCACCCAAATATAAACAGATTCTGGCCTTGAAAAATAAACAGTCTGACTAACACCCTCAGAATCAACCACAGTTTCTTCCTCTGTTCCATACGATGCAACACCAGCACCTTGTGTTTCCCATATAGAATCGGCAATATCCTGGTCAAGCCCACCAGACACCACAACCTCAAAACTATGTGGTGGTAATCCCTCTCCATCTGTAACATCTGTCCTATTGCTCTGAATTGCCACACGAGTCACACCGGCGACATCATTGGAAATGGCGTTGACAATTGCTGCCTCCGTTGCATTTCCTGTTGTTGCTGTATTTGCTGCACGTAATCTAAATTCGGAATCGGTCTCTTGTTCTCTACCAGTTATCCCTGCCCCGGGGTTCGTAACAGAATCCCAGCCCGCAACCGGTGTTACAATTTCATCCAATGTAGTTGCTGGTACTGGGTATGTACCTGCTGCATCTGCCTGAAATGAACCTGGAGAAGCAATGACATCCAATGTAATATTTGCAGTAAACACAATAGTAAAATTTAATGCCTCTTGATTTATGTAAATGACATCATCTACATTTGAAACAGTTCCAGCAAATGTTCCAGCATCAATTAAGAGGACAAGAGCGTCCGCAACATCTATTGGATCGGTTGTAAGTGATATATGAGAATATAAAACACCATCTAACGTGATGGAAAATACTTCGGATACTGCTGGTGTTTCAACAGTCAATTCAACCACCCTTGCAATAGTTTGGGAGATTGTAACTGCCCCAACTAATGAATACAGAATGGTTGAAAACTCACCAGTTGATTGTTTTGCCTGTGACCCCAGTGGAATTACTGTACCTACTGTTCCATATAGCAAAGCATCTGAAACGAATGTGGAACCTTCTGATATTCTAATCAAGCCCCGCTCTCCAAATAGTGTATCAAGTGAGACACCAGTTGCCTGATCGACATCACGGCTGGTGTATACTTCCTGAATTGCCTCGAAAATATTTGTATCTCTCAAAGCAAATATTCCAACCATCTGACCGATAGGCCCTTCTGGATCAAGGTCAACATCATCACCGAATATGGCCTGAAATACACCTTCCCAATAGGATTTATTTGTTGCAAAATCCTGCATATTAAAACCAGTATCGGTTACATATGTTCCACTCATAAAGTACTCTCCCCACTTACTATTATATCTGAATCTGCCAATACTTCAAATGTATATGTATAAAGTCTGCTTGTAACATCGTATTCTATAGAGAAAGAAAGCAGCTCTTCCACGCCAGTTGTCTCTCTTATTACATCGGAAAATATGGATTCCACATTATCTATGTCAGCCTGCTTTTTCAATATCTGTTCAAAGTATGGAATACCAATTGTCTGATTTGCAAACCATTCGCCATAAAATGTTTTTAACCGTGCTTCAATCTTTGCGGATAACCACTCTGTAACCGATGCGGTCATTCTTAGATTTCTATTCTCTAGGATTAAATCGTATGTATTAGGATCAATGTATAAATTACGCATTACTCCCCCTTTATCTTTGTACTTTTAATACTTGTTACCAGATTCCGTGCTGCCGTTGCTGATATTTGTAAGGCTGTTAAAATCGCCGCATTCTGTATCGAAGTTCCGGGCGGTAACAGCATCCAAGAATCATTGAAAAAGGTATTTAACAATGTTTCCAAATCTTCACCTTTCGTAAAAGAAGAAGTCCCGGCAAGAAATTTCAATTGTCCAGATTCTGTCAGCTCTATTGTAGGTGTATTTGTGGGAAGATTACCACCCCATAGACCCGGTGTGCAGTATGCATCTGTCAAGGAGAATTTCGATATATCATCAGGATCAACAATAGAACCTCGTCCATTTAAGAAATTACCAATACCAACTTCGGAGAATCTGATCTCACAACCATCACCTTTTTTAATAGGAATTTTTAATTTAAACTCTGAAGTATGAAGCAGCATTACTGGAACGTTTTCAATTGGCTGTACTTCTACAGTCAATATCTTTTCACCAACCTTCTTCTGCAACTTTATTAAAGGCTGGACTGTTGCTCTCTCTGTTGTCTCATTGTACGAAACTATCTTTCCTGGTATTGAGGTATGCAAATCTGAGAACCTCGATTCTAAGAACGTCTGGAGGATGTCAACCATATTATTAACGCCAGGTTCTTTCATGCTGTTGCCTCTCCTACCATTTTAAACTCACCACCAAAATTGTCGCCGGTCATTGTCAACTTATCAACAATATAACTTCCATTATTATCAGGTGTGTTGACGATTGATACAATTCCATTTATCCTAATCTGCGGAATGATAATGGATGTAAATTCAATCCTTTTTTTCTTCTCTTCTGCTTTCGTAATATCTCTGACACTCTGAAGACCACCTGTATATGAAAGCAGAACCACCTTAAATCTCGAGGCTGTTCCATTATTAAAAATTACAACCTCGTTGTTATCAATATACATTCCAATATCATTTGTATCAAGAATACTTTTTATGTAGCGAAGGGCTCCTTTAAACGTCCCTGCATATGTCCATCCATTTGGCATCTTCAGTGATGAGATATTGGTAATCCCATTTACAATTAAGCCAGCTGCTGAGGCGATTGCCTGCATTGGTCTTGATACTGGGGTACCTGGAGCATAAGACAACGACACGGTAACCACTTCCAATGCTGCATCTTTCGACTGTACAGTCGATGCCTTAATCTTTGTAATCCAATCAGCTCGGACTTTCTCTGAATATGAAGTTATTATATTTCCAACAAAGACATTGGCAACCGCTTCATCCTCATATCCAAGAGAATGAATAATATTATTACCTTTCTTCAATACATTCTTTCGGGTATTCTCTTTGGCATTATAGATTGTGTATTCACCGGTATTATCTGCAAGAGTAGTGGATTTTTCTATTTTGAATTCCATATCGAGTGCAGAAATCAGTAAACCTTTACCATTTTCTCCTACTGATAATTCAGATACTCTACCCAATGCCATAAAACGACTCCCAGTTTTCCAGTTCTAATGCTGTAAAATAATACAGGGTCCAACCATTATTCAAATTGTCGTAGGTAATCTCGGATTCTGCTTCAAGGTCTGTTCTCAATGCGATAATATCACCAGAAAATGTTGGAAATGATGCTCTATTTCTTCTTAATAATGCCCAATTCCCTACCAGTTTTTTGCTTTTTAATTCATATGTTTCATCATTAAGCGAAACAAACCAGTATCCTGCACGAGCATTCCACTGAAATGTGAGGGTAACAGAAATATCCCCAAGAATTATGTCTTGGCGAAACTTGGAAGATTTATTCTGAAATGTAGGTATAATAACTGCCATTCTATAACTCCTTTATTGTGTTAAGAATTGGGATACGGCTGTAGTACCGCCACCAAGTGAATCCGGTATAGGCTCTGTTGTCGTTTCACCAATATCTACTTCTTCTGCCACCTGTTTATCTTCATCAGATTCCAAATCATTTACTTTCACTGATAATTCAAGAATAACCTCTTGAAGTTTTACTATCCGAATCTTTCTGAATGAAATACTGATCGGAAGAGAGTCACCTTGTGATGAATCCCTCATAAATGGCATTGAAGTAATTACAACACTTTCATACACCCGTAGTACTGTGGTAATTGTAACCGTTGTTTTCTCTTTCCATAATGCAACCAGAGCCTCAAAAACATCCTGCGCTCTATTTGTTGTAATATCACCAGCATTCAATGAAAAGTTTGAAATCAATCCATTCAAGGTTCCATTTTCAAGTTCATTTTCAATATGATCGGTAATCTCCGAGCCATCTTCAATTGGATGTTCTGTTACAATAGAGTTAAAATTATGATTCTCAGAAAGTACGAGGTCAAAAGTAATAGTACCAATCCCATATTTTCTGTTGTTTTTAAAGAATAAACTTGCCGGTAAATCTGCCATTTAGTACCCCGCATCCACTAGGACTTTCTGAATCTCAATGGTAAAAATAGCCTGTGCAGCTTCATTAACCATAGTCTTTATACCTTCCGCATTTGTTCCTGGAGGCACTGTCATATTTATTGTATTCTGCATATCTACATTGGCGGTCTTTCCTGCTGCTGTTGTCGCTGGATTGAACATATCATCAGCTCCAGGAAGTGCAGCATCGGCAACAGCATCCGCAGCAGCAATACCACCATTTTCGATTCCAGGTAACTTCAATTCAACACCCGGAATCTTATCAATCCAACCAATCAGCTTGGCAATGGATCCTGTAATCGCATCCCAGATGGATGTCCATATAGTAACAAATACATTCTTAACAGAGTTCCACATATTCGTGAATATCTCGCCTATCTTCAAAATCCATCCTGCCAATGTCGGAAACTTCTCTGCAAACCAGTTCCAGAATTTCTCTACAAGACCGGTCACAAAGGCAATGATGTTTTGAATGAAAGTACCTATAGCAGAAATCCAACCCATAACCTTTCTGAATCCTGCGCCAATTGCATCTGTAAAGAATCTGGCTATTGTTTTTGCCAGTTCCCAAATCTTTCGAAAGATCAGAGCATATAATTTAAATATCTGCTTATATAAAAATACATAGAAGAAGATTATATTTTTTATCCATCTAATCATGAACATTAAAACAGGCATTATCTTGGAGATCAGTATTGATGCTCCTTTTAATATCCACCCAACTAGTTTACTTACCAATTTAACTGCCCAGATTACTATTTTTAATATCAATGTAACCAGAGGCATGATCGATATAAGGATATCGAATAATGGCATCAGTGCTGTTAATACATCTTCGAGAATAACACCAACAGCCTCAAGAATAGGGGTGAGAATCGCCATTAAAGACCCAACCATCTGTCCCAAAGGACCTTGGATCAATCGAGTCAATACTCCAACTATTTCTTTTGCCACTGGAAGCATTGCTGTTCCTACATCGGCAATCATCAATTTCAGGTTATCTTTTAAAGTCGATACAAGACCTTGAAATGTTAAGGACTGTTTCTGCATACCTTCAAAAAACATACCACCTCCGGATGTCATTGTCTGGAATGCTGCTGTAATATCTGTGGAGGCAACTTTACCTGCGGATATCAATTTGAACAATTCGGCTTTTGAGGTTCCCATCTGTTTTGACAGTACATCAAATATCGGAATACCACGTTCTGCCATCATGTTGATTTCTTCGAGTGAGGCCTTTCCTTTTGTGGTTACTTTTCCATATGCGAGCACGAGCCCGGAAAGCTTTTCAGCATCACCACCAGCTGTATCTCCTAACAGCTTCATGGTATCCACCACGACATCAGAAGCAACACCAAAAGAAAGAAGCTGCTGGGTACCTCTTGCCAAATCTTCTAGGGCAAAAGGTGTTGAGGCGGCAAACGTTTTTAAATCGTCCATCATCTTAACAGCAGCATCCGCAGAGCCAAGCATTACCTCAAACTGAGTGGTCATCATTTCCATGTCACCAGCAGCAGTCAAAGCGGCTTTACCAATTGCAAATACAGCAGCGGCAACGGCTAACATTCCAGCCTTCATACCTACCGACATTTTCTTGACCCTATCCTCGGAATTCTTTGCGGACTTTTCATCTACATCAAAACCGATTTTAGTTATCAATTCTCTTAATGTCATTTACTGCCTCCATCCTTTTGTGGCTTTACTGCTTCACTTCCTGCCGCTTCCATGTCGGCTTTCATACTCAATAAATCATTTGCTGCAACAATCGATGGTAGGTCCCAATGTTCCAGTTCCATCAACGATTGCCCAGCAGTGACCAACCTCCAAATAGGCAGTTGGCATTCAAGATCAGGAGAAAGTTTTCCAACCTCCCCAATCTTGTTTTTTAACTTTCGGTTGCTCCGGTCAGCTTTTCGGAGATAAGAGTTTTCAATGTTCCTGTGCCAACCCTGCTGACCAATTCGAAAGGGGTAAATTTATTGTACTTCATAACCTCAAACATTAACTGGTATAGTGTTGTAGCACATCCCTGGAAATAGTTGTCTATTGCAGTCTGACCGAGCACCTCAGGTACCTTTCCTGCAGGTGTATATATGGTGGTACTCAATAGATCAAGGATGAACTTTTCATAATCATCATCTTTCATGCTTTCAAGAGCTTCGGCTAAACCAGAAATGGCCTTTCCAAAGTCAATATCCGAATCGAGTGAATCAATGCCTTTTATCATAGGCATTAAAATACTCACAATTTTCTTATCCAATTTCAGTGCCTTAAATCCCTTCAATGGATTTAATTGAAATTTCATTTCGTCAATTACAATTTCTTTTGCTTCCAACATCCTTTCCTTCCTTCCTTATATGTCAGATTAAAGTATATTACCACCAGTAAACTTACTGGCTATTCCGGTATCAAACCTCCATTCCCGAGAGGACAGAGAATCACTGTATTCATCGTCTGGATCTTTTGCAATCCAGGCCTGGGCTGCTGAAAAGAGTTCCGTTCCATTCAAATCTTTGATTAGGAGCGGGTGCTTTCCTGCATTGGCTACCATATCAGCAATCAAAATAGCCGATAAAGCATCATTGGTTAGTGACGTCTGTTTGACAGTTACAGCCACAGAGTAATCAAACGCATTTTTGTTTATACGGTCGACTGTTCCATCCGCTCCTCTTGACTTCTCAAACTTGTCACCATTTCCGGTTATCGCTACAAAGGTACCTTCCGCATATCCTGTAAATATAACAGGACCGAAGGTCATAATTATCAATTTAGGGTCATACGTCCTAACAATAGGATCCGCTGCCATCTTGTCCTCCTTAGACTGTTACAGTCCCGTTTATTTCCACCTTGTGAATAGCACCCTGTACAGTTGCTACGAAATCAACATCTGGCAGGTTCCTATTTAATTTATCTGTATCGGATATATCTGCAAGAGCTGGCACAGTAACTTCAATTGATTCCTCAATCAGTATTCCTGCTGCTGCTGCTGCTGATAGTACACCACGTACAGCATTTTCAATTAGAGCTATTCCTTCATTTGTGTAAGGAATTTTTCTCTTATTCACAAGCTCGGTAAATATTGCTTCCTGAAGTCTCGCCTCAAGCCAGTCAAGTCCTCGAATAATATCGATATACTCACCTGATGCAACAACACCTTCCTCCGTTACATTCACACCAGCAGTACTGGTATAAATATTACAAGCCTTATCCAATGCTGCTGTTCTTTCTGCTGAGGTCAACCCATAAGAAGCAACACCAGAAATGGTCTTATATGCCCAAGTCTGTGAACCCGGATCATAAGGTAGTGCTTCACCTGGCCAACCCGATTCCATCCACGCTGGAGTTCCTGCTGGAGTTTCATCCTGTGAATTGGGATGATAAATCGAAACAGTTCTATCATACGATAGATTCTGGAAGAAATATGCCAGGTCTGTAACATCACCAGAATCCAATACATTCGGATCCGCGGTTGACTGGAAGAAAATCTTCTTCTGAGTTTCGTTCCATGCTGCTGCCAACTTAACTTCATCTGCATAAGTTCCTGGCGGTATGATAATCCAGGCATACCAGTCCTGAGTTGCTGATTGAATGGCATTTAAACCAGCTGTAATTGTTGCATCACCAGCATCCAATCTACCAATCATAACCTTATCAACTTTCGGACTCTGAGAGAAGGCGATTGCCGCTGCCTTGTATTCATCATCCGTTGTCAACCAACCTTCCGCAACCATTTCGGCAAGGCTCGCATAATCACGATTCCTTACAAATGCAGGGGTGGTTTTACTTGTGAGAAATTCAGAAACAATCGCAAATGTTCCAAATGAGGAAATTGCAATTGCCTGGGTTTCTCTACTTATCGTAACTTGTATAATATCATTTAAGTCACTCACTGTAATCCTCCTATATCACCTTCATATTCAACAGTGGTGATCCA